GTGCTGAGTGAGCGCATCAGCAGCTGGCGTGAGTACATTCATCCCGCCCACATTCGTGGCCATGATCAGCGGCTCGTCGCGCCCGCTATTCACTAAAAGCCTGTTACCAAGCTCGCCCTGGCTCACGCTAAAGTGCTGGCATATCGCGGCTATGCGCCGCTGCAGTTCATCGATGGGATCTTCCAAGTTCCACACCCAAACGCGGCGCTTCTCTGTCGGAATACCCATCAGGTCACGGCCAGTTGCCATCGCCACAGCTTCAGCCAGCGTGATCGCCGTCTTGCCCGTGCCGCCTGGCGCAACAGTCACGGATAGAAATTTTCTAATGTAGTGCCGCCCGTACACCCACTGCCTTGGCGGGATGGTGGCAGGATCTTGCAGCACGAATGGCTGCGGGCTGAGAATGATCTTCTGCGCTTCTTCTATAGCCTCACCAACTACCTGCTGGTCTACCGAAAAGCGCTGCTCGTTGCGCGGTATGGTGCCATCGAGCAAGCTATTTATGGTTTGATCTACTTCCTGCCGGGGCAACGGATCAGTACCCATAGAGTTGTATAAATGGGCCTTTTCTTCTATCAATTGGCGGCTTAAACCGCCTTTAGCTAGTCTTCCTACCAAGCTGGCCAAATCGTTGTTTCTTGACCCGATTTGGCTCCCTGCGTCAGCAACTGAGAAAGCGCCAAACGAATCGGGCGCGCTTACTGCCTGCGGCTTAGGCACGTTGAAATTATCTATTTTGCGCAGGTCATGGGCAGACAGCTTCGGCAGCATTCGCCAATCCACATCCACGCCCGGATCGTCTTGCCTTTCGTATACATGGCCGCTCTCATGGATCGACCCTGGCGCAATGACACACCCGCCAGCGCCTCTTAAATCAATGCGAAGGTCTGGGTTGACCCCGTTCCTGATCTCAAAGTTTGGGTCTGCTTGAAAGTAGTAATGCTTGCCTTTCGATGTGCGCACAGTGCGCGGCGTGTGCGTGAGTTCTTTTTCCACATAAGCCATTGCTGAGTCTGAGTCTGCATCAACGACTACAATCTGCTTGCCGGTAATAATGGCCCAGTTGCACCCGCTGTACTTTGCAGAAGAAAGCCAGTATTCGACCTCCTCTGTTGGCGGCTCAGCCGCTTGATACTTGGCCCAGCTAACCACTGGCCGCTTATCAACGGGATGAGCAGGCACCACGGTGAAGCCCTCCTCGTACAGCGCCCTTGCCTCTTCCTTGGCCTGCTCACGATTTGTCACAAGCTCAGCCACTTGCCTGTTCGCCAAAGAGGTCCGGGCGAAGCTCAGCACGCGGTATGCCGGTAATTGACTCAACTTGAAGCACGCGCTCAGCTGGTATTTTGTCTGCCCACTTCCATTTATATACTGACCCGCGAGAGATCTCTAAGCGAGTGGCAAGGTCGCTAACTTTAATTTTCTGCCATAGGTTTTCGTTGTTCATGTTTCAACTGTACAACCAAAAGGTGACAGTTCACAAAGGTGACTGACTTTTATTTGTTTTTGTTGCCAAGTGTCACCCAGAGGGATACATTCGGGGAACATTACAACATAGGACAAAGACATGAGTGAAATCGGTGATCGCATAGGGGATCTCCGAAGAGCCAGGGATCTCAGCTTGAGACAGCTGGCTGAAGTATCGGGGATTAGTCACAACCAAATTCATAAGTACGAAAAAGGCATGAGCGTGCCAAATCGAGCAAGCGTAATTAAGCTGGCCAAAGTTTTTAACGTGAAGCCGACTTGGCTGCTATTCGGGCGCGATGTCGATTCGACAGAAAGCGATGATATTTCAAACAAGGTTGGCCAACTGAGCGAAAAGTCAAAAGCTACTTTTTTATATTTATTAAACCGTTTCATTGAGATTGAATCGGTGGCAGGAGAAAAATCAGGTGGAGAAGAATAATAATAAGATGCTGCAAAAGCAGCGCGTGTGGGGCGAATACGCCGCAAGGCTGTTAGAGGGAGAAGCTCGTCACTTCGCAACTCTCTCAGGCTACAGCCTAATGACCGTTGGCAATTTTACGTCGAGAGAGAGATTTGATTTCATTTACAGAATTGGCTCTGTGGAAAAACGCAACCACCTTGCCGCCGTGAACAGAAAGTTTCACAAAACCTTTTATTGTGGATTTGTTAGCGAGGCGGTAGTGCTTTTTCTTGATCGCGCGATGCTTGCAATTAGAATCGACAAAGAGATTTTTTATTGCGATATCAAACCTGCGCATCGCAGACTAATGCTTGATTTAGCGCGGCAAAAAGCCAGCATCTATGACCTCCGCGAATGGCACTGGAACACGTCCGAACTGGATGAAACTAGCAATGTGATTGCCATAAGCTTTTAGCGTGTGATCTTTTTTGTACTTTTTGTACACTTTTAGTTGACAGATATTTTTGTACGCCTTACTGTTTCTCCTGTAATAGAAATGGAGACAGTAAGTGAACGAACAATCAAACCAAGCCAACCCACAAATCCCTGGCTCAAACGAGCCATCTATAGAGGCCATCGCATTCCGCTGGCGACTACTCAAAGACGCAGAAGAAAAAGCCAAGCTTGAGCGCGTGAAGTGCGAGAGCGATATGCTGCCGTTTTTGGATCAGCGCGAAGAAGGCGCTTGCACCACCACCCTCTCAGACGGCACCAAGATCACCGTTAAAAATAGCTTTGGGCGTTCTATTCATTGGGACACTTGGAAACGCATCCAGCCGCGAATCCCCACAGACTTGCACCCCATCAAGCTAGTCGAAATGCTTGATGAAACTCGCCTCAAGTTCTTGCTTCAGAACGAGCCAGACACCTACAAAATAATCAGCGAGGCGATCACCACCACCCCGCGCAAGCCAAATATCACAGTCAAAACAGCGGAGCAAAACTAATGGCGTTCGACCTATCAGCAATCTCAAAAACAAAAATGGCGCGAGAAGTTTTCGCCATTCTCTACGGCACCAGCGGTGTTGGCAAAACGACAGTCGCAAGCCAAGCAGACGCGCCCGTTTTCATTCAAACAGAAGATGGCGCAGGCAGCTTAGCGCTGAACGCATTTCCTATCGCGCAGTCGTATGACGAAGTGCTGGAAGCGATCTCATCGCTATATGGCGACCACAAGTTTAAGACGCTTGTGCTGGACTCACTCGACCACCTTGAACCGCTGATCTGGAAAAAGGTCTGCGCTGACAACAACGTCAAGACCATTGAGCAGCTGACATTTGGCAAAGGCTACACGCTGGCATTAGACCTCTGGCGCGAACTATTGCAAGCCATGCGCGGGCTGCGCGAAAAGAAAAAAATGCACATCATCTTGATCGCCCACCATGCGTTGCGCAAATTCAGCGATCCAGAAATGGATCAGATTGATCGGTACGAAATTAAGCTCAACAGCAAAGCCAGTGCGCTGGTCCAAGAAAGCTGCGACATGGTGCTCTTCTGCAAGCACAAGAACATCACAAAGAAAGAAGATACCGGCTTTGGCAACTCGCGCACGCGAGGCATCATCTACTGGCAAGCGCGTGATGTGTACAACAGAAACGCCAAGCTATGTGGCCAAGAACAGATTCAACTTGCCAGACGAACTAGATCTTTCGTGGTCAGCATTGGCCGCAGCACTCAACCCCACACCAGTAACAACACAAGCAAAAGGATAGAAAAATGGCCTCATTAGTATTCAGCGCAGCAAGCGTAGAAATAGAAGAACGCCCGTCACGCCAGCCGGTCCCCAACGGAACCTATAGCGCGATGATCACTGAATCGGAAATGAAACCAACCAAGCGCGGCGATGGCCGGTACTTGCAGCTGGTCTGGGAGATCACCAAAGGCGAGCACATGGGTCGCATGATCTGGGACCGCCTCAATGTGGAAAACCCAAACCCCATTGCAGTGAAAATAGCGCAACAAGACCTCGCGCAGATTTGTGCGGCGCTTGGCAAAGGCGGCATAGATGACTCTGATGAGCTTCACTACCAGGAGGTTTTGATTGACGTGGAAATCTCGCCGCCCATCAATCGGCTATGACGCCGGCAACGAGATCAAGGGCTACTCAGCCCCAGCTGGTGCCGCACCAGTAGCGCCTGCCGCGCCCGCGCCAGCAGCACAAGAATCGTTTGTTGATGACATACCCGGCGGCGCACCAGCGAAGCCTTGGGAGCAATAGAAAATTAGACCAAGGGGGTTTTCACCTTCCTCCTCATTAGCGCGTTCCCGTCCGCGTGGTCAAACAGACGGGGCTAAATTTTTGGCAGCTGCGTCCACTCCAACACTTTGGTTTACCTCCTCTCCAAAGGGGCGTGGCTGCTTTTTTTAAGGATTAAGCATGACAATACTATTGGCAGAAAAAACACTGGCGGCAATCAATGAAGCCATTGAGGCAGATCAGGACGATTCGCCTGGTCGCGCGCATCTTGGCGCATGCATTATTGGCCGCGACTGCAGCCGAGAGCTTTGGTACACGTTTCGCTGGGTTGCCAAAAAGCTGCACCACGCGCGCATCTTGCGCCTGTTTGCGCGCGGGCAAGATGAAGAGAACAGATTCAACGCCTACCTCAAACAAGGCGGCTTAACCGTTTGGGATGTGGCCCCGGAAACGGGTGAGCAGTGGCGCATATCAGACGTTGGTGGGCACTTTGGCGGCTCACTAGATGGCGTAGTGCTGGGTCTGCCAGACGCGCCCGAAGTGCCGCACGTCAGCGAGCAAAAAACGCACAACACAAAGAGCTTCAATGCCGTTGTGCGGCAAGGCGTGCTGGCGAGCAAGCCAGAGCACTTTGCGCAGATGCAAATCTATATGCACAAGATGAAAATCGCGTGGGCGCTCTATCAGGCCGTCAACAAAGACAATGACGATCTCTACTTTGAGCGGGTTGTGTATGACCAGCAGGCAGCTGAGCAACTACTAAGAAAGGCCAAGAACATAATAGCCAGCGAAGGCCCGCTGGAGCGCATGAGCGATGACCCCACTTGGTACAAGTGCAAGTTCTGCGACTACCACCCGGTATGTCACACAAACACCACGCCTGCCATGAACTGCAGAACCTGCGCTCACTCAACGCCAGTGCTTACTGGCACCGATGGCCAGTGGAATTGTGGCAAGCACGAAAAGCTCATAGACAAGGCCGCGCAAACCGCTGGCTGCGACCACCACAATTTCATACCGCCGCTGCTGGCGAACTGGGCAGAGGCCACTGACACAGACGGCGATAGCGTCACCTACACCAACAAGCTCACTGGCAATCAGTTTGTGAATGGGCCAAGTGGTTATTTGTCTAGCGAGATCGCTGCAGCTGAAGACCCTCGCATCATTGGCGATGCGACAACCGACAGCTTGCGCCAAGCATTTAATGGCAAGGTTTCGGACTGATGGATGCCTTCTTAGAGCAGATGCGCAAGATGAAAGAGGCTCAGGCCGCTGAGCTTTTGGCGCGCAGCCAAGTGAAGCGCAACTGCCTAAGTTGTGAGCGGATGTACGAACAGCCAGGTTACTGCTCTGAGTTTCAAGCGTCACCACCCAAAGAATTTATTAGAAGAGAAAACGCCTGCGATAAGTGGGTCCAAGAAATTCCGTTTTAAGGAGTAGAGATATGTGCAAATTCGCAAAAGCCATAAGCGCTCAGGCGCGCCACAGTGA